TCAAGCTATGAAAAAGTATAAAAATAATCCTAAAGGATTAAAAGCGTGGCTTATGAAAAATAGAAATATTGTGCTTTGGTTAAACACTAATGATAGCAAGATGTTGGGTATAGTAAAACAACGTATAGGTGAAACTACTAGTGCAGGTTCGGTAGCAGCAGTAGCAGCACCAATTGGTGGTATGCAATCTCGTCAACCTAAAAACCCAGACGGTACTGCAAAAAATGCTTTAGACAGTGATACATTAATGGCTGGAAAGAAAAAGAAGCCTAAAACTAAAAAGGCATAAATACATTATAATACGTATTGGAGCAACTCAATGAGAGATAAAGAGATTAGAGAAGGTTTAGCCGACTTAGCTGGAAGAGCTGAAGCTGACCACGAAGTACAAATGGCACGTGCCGACTTATATAAAATTGCAAAGTATGCTATCAAATTACACGACATGCTCAAAGGTGTAAGTGAAGCAGAAGGCTTAGAAGGTTGGCAACAAGCTAAGATTACTAAAGCAGCAGATTATGTTAGTTCTGTATACCACAATCTCGATTATGATATGAAATTTGGCGAAGGAATGAACGAAGCCAAGCAAGGGTATTGCTCCGATGACTGTTGTGGCGCTGATGTAAAAGCAGAAGATTGCACATGCGCTCCAACATGTAAGCATTGTGATTGTAATGCTGTTAAAGAAGGCAAGTCACCGCATAAAAAAGGTACTAAAAAGTACAAGAAACATATGGCAGCAATGCATGCCGGTATGGAGTCTATTGAAGAAAAATTACAACGTGCAGTTGCAAAAGAAATAGCAAGAGAATCAAGTGAAGTTTGTTCAGAGTGCGGTAATGCAGCAGCAGCAGACGGCGACAGTTACGTAGCAGAAAAACAACGCTTAGATCCAAAATGTTGGAAGGGTAAGAAGATCGGTAACCCTAAGACAAAGATGAAGGGCGGCGTCAGGGTTAACAATTGTGTACCAGCATAGGGAGTAACTATGGACTTTCATGCACTACAAAATAAACTATTTCAAATAGATCCATCAGATCCGAAAGAAGATCTAGCAAAACTTCAAGCACAAGCAGCTAACCCGCAAGAAAGTGTTGCTCCTGCTAAAGATTATCTACAAGAAAGTGCAAACATAGCAAAGGGTACAATGCCTGTTGAAGGTAATTATAGTTTAAATGACTTTGCTGCCCTTGCTGGGGTAATAGTTAACGAATCACAAAAAACAGGTAGTGCAGGGCAAGCAAAAGGCAAAGACCCAATGCCTAATGCAGAGCCAGGCCGATCTAAACATCCTTTAAAAGATAAGCTAGTTGGCGAAGATGATGGCGGACTTATGCGTGGAATACAACGCACACGTAAAGATGTAGCTGATAAGACCAGTGTACAAATGATACAACTTTCTTTGCAACGAGCAGTTAAAGGACAAGTATTAACTCCACAACAAAGAGAAGCATTAGGTCCATATGTTGATGCACTAATTAAAATTTTATCTGAACCAAGATTTGCATCTATCTTTGATAACATTGTTAAAATGGCTAACAAAAAAGAAGACGAAGAAACAAACGAAAGTGGATTACAATATTACACTGGTGTTAAAAAGCACGGTAAAGAATATATGAAAAAAGCAGCCGCGGCAGGACGAGATGGCGCTAGTCAAGAAGAACTAGGTAGACTAAAAGACAAATACAGCAAGGCTGAAAAGAATAAAAAAACTGAATCTATTTCTGAAAGACTACGAAGAGAGTTAGATGAATTTAGTAAATCTAGAACCTAAGTTTACAAATCATCCATATCTCGAAACTCCGATCGATCGACAGTTAGTTGAAACACTTCCATTCAAAGATTTTGATAAGGACGGATACGAAGTTCCGACACCATTAGAACACCTACACTACGAAGCAAACGGCGTAGAGCTCAATAGAGAAATACAGTTTCATATTGCACCTGTACAAGAATGGTATCACGATATAGAACAAAGCGAACATGGACTTGTGTTAGATCATTGTATGCTGTTAACCCGTTATGCATTTGCCGGCGAAGCAAGAGAACAAATTCAACAAGTATGTGCGAATCGTCCTATACTACAAAAACTACTTAACATTAAACCTAAGTGGGGCATTGACTTTTCATTAGACTATGTAACACGCGATGTTGTTATGGAAGTAATACACATTGAACAAGACTTTGATAGTGTAGAAGAAGCATACGATGCAAAAGAACGTCTCGAACATATCATCAACAACACTGATTGGTATGATGGCGCAATGCTTTTATATCAACGCAAACACGAATGGGAAAATCTAAGCTCCGATGACCATTCAGATTATAAAGCACAATTCTTTGGATGGGAACGTGCTTTTGATAATAAAAAAGTATTTTCTACTTGACTTTAACCTAAATATATTGTATAATTAACTTAACTTAACGGAGGTAATATACATGAGTGACCGTACCTATGGTGCTGAAGAAAAAGCAAAACTAGAACGACTAGTTAAAGAAGGTGTAACAGTGCTACAAGAAGTAGAAGATCTAAATGCAGGTCTTAAAGACACTGTTAAAGCAGTAGCAGAAGAATTAGATATTAAACCAAGTCTTATTAACAAAGCAATTAAAATTGCACAAAAGCGTGATTGGGATTCACATGCTGACGCATATGATGATCTCGAAACACTTATTACTACGCTAGGCTATGATAAGTGAAGGCAGTAATACGGTTTTTTAAAGAAAGTTATCAGCTTTCGCCATTTGCATTCTATTGTGAATTATTAGAAGCAGTTCTTTTAATATCAGCAAGTGCAATTCTAACATATACAGTGTTAGATCCAGCGACAAAACTATTCATTCCACTTTATTTGTTTGGTAGCATATTAGGTGTAATAAGCACAATTATTAGACGAGCTGGATTTGCTATTGTTCTATGTGCATGGTTTGTTGTAATGAATTCAATTGCTATGGTACAATTATTCATATTGTAATATATACTATAGAGTCGCTCACTTACGAGCATGTAGAAGGTTAGTTGGCCAGAAACAACAGGAGAATAAATGAGTTATGTAGACGCACTATTTGACCGCGATCAAGATATGATCCGTGTAGTTGAACGCAAAGACGGTAAAAGAGAATACCGCGAATATCAAGCAAAATATACATTCTATTATAAGGACGAACGAGGCAAATACAAAAGTGTGTATGGCGATCCTCTAAGTCGTATTGTATGTAAGAACACAAAAGACTTTCGAAAAGAAGTTGCTATTAATCGCGACAAAGAATTGTTCGAAAGCGATATTAATCCAATCTTTCAATGTTTAAGTGAAAACTATCTTAACCAAGATGCTCCTAAACTAAACATTGCTTTCTTCGATATTGAGACTGACTTTGATCCAGAACGTGGCTTTGCTGACCCAGCAGATCCGTTTATGCCTATTACTTCTATAAGTATATACTTACAATGGCTAGAAACTATGATTTGTTTAGCTGTTCCTCCCAAGACCCTTACAATGGATCAAGCAAAAGCAGAACTAGAAGGCATTGATAATGTAATGCTATTCGAACGTGAAGGTGATATGATTGACACGTTCTTAACGCTGATTGAAGACGCTGATATTTTATCAGGCTGGAACAGTGAAGGTTATGATATTCCGTATACTGTAAATAGAACTGCTCGTGTATTAAGCAAAGATGACACACGTAGATTCTGCTTATGGGGCCAATTGCCTAAAAAACGTGAATATGAAAAGTATGGTAAATCAGCTGTAACCTTTGACCTAATAGGTAGAGTGCATTTAGATAGTTTGGAATTATATCGTAAATACACATATGAAGAACGACACACATATAGACTTGATGCCATTGGCGAAATCGAAGTTGGTGAAAACAAAGTCCCTTATGAAGGCACTTTGGACCAGTTGTACAACAATGACTTTAGAAAGTTCATCGAATACAACATTCAAGATACCGCACTACTGGACAAGTTGGACAAAAAACTAAGATTTATTGATCTTAGTAATACTGTTGCACACGAGAATACTGTGATGCTACAAACCACTATGGGCGCTGTTGCTGTTACAGAGCAAGGTATTGTTAACGAAGCACACAACAGAGGCTTGCAAGTAAATAACAGGCCTAAGCGTGACGATGAAAACACACAGGCAGCAGGTGCATACGTTGCGTTTCCTAAGAAAGGCTTGCACAAGTGGATTGGTTCAATGGATTTGAATTCACTGTATCCAAGTGTTATTCGTGCGCTAAACATGGCTCCAGAAACTGTTGTAGGACAGATACGTCCTGACATTTCAGACAACCGTGTAACAGAAGACATGGGGTTGAAGAAGAAGAGCTTTGCAGGCAGTTGGGAAGGACGCTTTGCTACAGAAGAATATGAAGCTGTAATGGATCAAAGGCGAGATGTTGCACTTACAATTGATTGGGAAGACGGTAGGTCAGATGTACTATCGGGTGCAGAGATTTATCAATTAGTATTTGATTCGCAAATGCCTTGGATGCTTAGTGCTAACGGCACAATCTTTACACAAGAGTTTGAAGGTGTTATTCCTGGACTACTAAAGCGTTGGTATGCTGAACGTAAAGATATGCAGAAGATGTTGAAGAAGGCAAAAGATGCAGGCAACAAAGCAGAGATTGAGTATTGGGACAAGCGACAGCTAGTTAAGAAGATTAACTTAAACAGTTTGTATGGTGCGATTCTTAATCCTGGTTGTAGATTCTTTGATAAGCGTATCGGTCATTCTACTACGCTAACCGGACGTACTATTGTTAAACATATGTCAGCAGAAGTTAACAAGACTATTACAGGCGAGTATGATCATGTAGGTGAAGCAATGATATACGGTGATACTGACTCTTGTTATTTTAGTGCATACCAGACACTTAAAAAAGATATTAAAGAAGGACATATTCCGTGGGATAAAGATAATGTAATTACTCTTTACGATCAAGTATGCGAAGCGGCAAATACTACGTTTCCAAAGTTTATGTTAGAAGCATTTCATTGTCCAAAAAGTAGATCAGATGTTATTGCGGCGGCTAGAGAAATTGTTGCCGAAAGCGGATTGTTTATTACTAAGAAGCGTTATGCGGCACTAGTATACGACATTGAAGGATTTAGAAGTGATACCGACGGCAAACCAGGCAAAGTAAAAGCAATGGGCCTAGACTTGCGTAGATCAGACACTCCTGTGTTTATGCAAAAGTTTCTAAGTGAGCTATTGCTTATGGTACTTACAGATGTTCCGCAACAAGAAGTGTTAGATCGCATTACAGAATTCCGCAAGGAGTTTAGTGCAAGGCCAGGTTGGGAGAAAGGTAGTCCGAAACGTGCAAACAAAGTTGGACACTATCGTCGACTAGAAGAAAAGCAAGGCAAAGCAAACATGCCCGGACACGTTCGAGCAAGTCTTAACTGGAATACACTAAAACGCATGAACGGTGACAAATACTCACAAGAGATTGTTGATGGTATGAAAGTTATTGTTTGTAAACTAAAACAGAACCCGCTAGGCTATACAAGTGTCGCTTATCCAACAGACGAGCTACGTATTCCTGATTGGTTCAAAGAACTGCCATTTGATGATGCGGCAATGGCAGAAACTATTATTGATAACAAGCTAGACAACTTGATTGGCGTGTTGAACTATCCACTAGAAGATACTAAACAACATACTACATTCCATAGTTTGTTTGATTTTGGAGATTAATAACACTAGGAGTATGTATAGCAATATCTATAAAATCGCTTAGAAAGTCAAAGTGTATTGAAAGATCAGAAAAAAGTTCTCCATCTATTTGACTATAAGATGTTTTGCCAATATTACGAAAGTATGATCTAGACAATCCTTTTTTAGTTCCGAAGGTTGGAAATACTCCGGAAACAAAAAGACAAGTGTCACCTAGTTCTTTTGCATTAGATCTAGTATTCATTTTAAGATATGCTTCTGCAAAAGAGTGTTCAGGACACCAGTTAGGTTTATCGATATGTATCGCAAGTACCATAACGATATAATGCTCAAGATGAACAGGTAATTGATACCCTGATGTTTCTTGAGCATCTCGTACTACGCCAAAGAAGGCATTAGTGAAAGCATCTTCCATATTGTATTTAGTGGTTGACATCTTGATCTAAATATAGTATTATAAGATATTATAGGAGTGTAATATGAAAGTAGGATTTACATGTAGTACATTTGATTTACTTCACGCAGGACATATCGGCATGTTACGTGAAGCTAAAGCAAATTGCGATTATCTTATTGTAGGACTGCAAAGTGATCCTACAATTGATAGACCTGATACAAAAAACAAACCTGTACAAACTATGGTAGAACGCTATGCACAACTTAATGCACTTAAATTTGTAGATGAAATTGTGCCTTATCAAACAGAACAAGACTTGATTGATATACTAGAACTGTTTCAAATAGATGTGCGATTCTTAGGCGAAGAATATAAAGAAGGTGAGTTTACTGGAAAAGATACATGCCGTAAGCGTGGAATAGAATTACATTTCAACAAACGTGATCACAGATTTAGCACAAGTGATCTAAGAAAAAGAGTATGTGAAGTATGATGTGGATATTATTTGTTATTAGTACTAATGTATGTTTAGACGATAATTGCGAACTAAAATATACTCATTATGATACGTTTAACACAGAAAAAGAATGTTTAGTTGCACAAACTGAATTAGATAAACTTGTAATTAATGAACGTACTCTATGCGTTAGTAAGTTAAATTTATGAATAAATTTGTATTTGATGTAGACGGTACACTTACGCCAAGCAGACAATCTATTGATCTAAAGTTTAGTAAATTCTTTCTTGAATTCTGCAATACACATGATGTATACTTAGTTACAGGTTCTGATAAAGATAAAACTGTCGAACAGTTAGGAGAAGAGTTATATAATACAGTAAAGGTTGCGTATAACTGTTCTGGAAATGATGTTTATAGTCGCGGCGTTAACATACGTTCTAACAATTGGACTGCACCAGAAAGTTTAATAACATTTTTGCAAGGCTGGTTACAAACCAGTAGTTTTTCATTAAGGACAGGCAACCATATCGAACAGCGACCCGGATGTTTGAATTTTAGTGTTGTAGGACGTAATTGTACATTAGAACAACGAAAAGATTATATCAAACACGACTTAGAATATAGAGAGCGTGAAAGTATTGCATTTCAAGTTAATCTCGATTACAAAGACTTAACAGCAGCAGTTGGGGGCGAGACTGGTATTGATATCTATCCTACTGGATTTGATAAATCGCAAATTATAAAAGATTTCAGTTCCTTCGATCGAATTATATTCTTTGGTGATAAGACAGAACAAGGTGGTAATGACTATCCGTTGGCTAAAATATTAAAACACCCAAGTAGGTCGCACAATGTAAAAGACTGGCAAGATACATGGAGGATTTTAAATGAAAATTATGTTAACAGGGTATAGAGGATTTATCGGCTCTGCACTATTAGAACGACTTCGCAAAAATAATCAAGTAATCGGGTTTGATCTTGTAGACGGTGATGATTTATTAGACGTAGACTTTAACGAAGAATTTGATTTAATTATACACTTGGCTGGTAAAAGCGGAGTACGTGAGAGCCTTAAAGATCCTGCAAGTTACTGGAACAATAACGTAGAAGTAAGCAGACGCTTATTTGAACGCTATCCCGATACACGTATACTATATGCAAGTAGTTCGAGTGCTTACGAGCCCGATTTGAACCCTTATGCGGCAAGTAAGTATATAATAGAAGAACTTGCTGAACGTTATCCTAACACATTAGGAATGCGTTTCCACACAGTGTACAGCGACAACTGTCCGAGAGATAATATGTTTTTTAATAAATTATTAAACAATGTATTAGAATATACAACAACACACTATAGAGACTTTATTCATTTAGAAGATGTATTAGATGCTATAGAATTACTAATTGATAAAAACTATATTAAAGGTACTATTGATATTGGTACTGGAGTTCCTATTAGGATCCAAGACTTAGCACCGGACTTACCAGTGCGTCTAAATACCCTAGGAGAGCGTAATTTTACTTGCGCTAATACAGAAAAAATGTCATCATTGGGCTTTAAACCTAAATATTCGGTAGAAAAGTTCTTGACAAACAACAACTTAGATAATATAATAAACTTATTCAACGGAGAAACAATATGAAAGATATCTTACAAGACGTAGTTGCACATACACATGCACTAGGTTTTTTGTCATTAGTTAAAGTAACAGCAGACACAAGTACATCAATTGACAGTATGGCAGAAGATCGTTCTGTTATTTTATCAGCAGAAACAACAACTCCAGTAACAGAGTTTACAGGTACATTTGGTATGCCTAACTTAGACAAGTTAGCACTACATTTAAAGAATCCAGAGTATCAGAAAGATGCTAAGATTGATGTAGTACAAGCAGAACGCAACGGCGAAACTATTCCAACTCACATTCACTTTGAAAATGCAGCAGGCGACTTTCAAAATGATTATCGCTTTATGAACAAAGCAATCATTGAAGAGAAACTAAAAACTGTCAAGTTCAAAGGTGCTGCCTGGGCAGTAGAGTTTAGTCCTAGTATTGAAGCAATTACAAGGATGAAACTACAAAGTGCAGCACATTCAGAAGAACCTACATTTAATGTTACAACTAAAAATGGTAACTTGGTATTCAGCTTTGGTGATGCAAGTACACACGCAGGCGAGTTTGACTTTCATAAAGGTGTTGAAGGTACATTAGCACATACATGGAGTTGGCCAGTTGCACAGGTGCAGGCTGTGCTTAATTTAAATGGTGACATTACTATGAGTATTTCAGATCAAGGTGCAATGAAGATTAGTGTAAACTCAGGTATGGCAACATATGACTACATTCTTCCGGCGCAGAGTAAGTAATGAACAAAGACTTAACCGCAACACAACATGATTATGCACGTTTTCTTCCTGCACTAAGCGGCTTTTATGCAACTTATGTAGGCAAGCAACGGTATGACGAATACGTGGATAAGTCCAGAATACCTAGCAACCTCGCACATGGTGTTGAAAGTCTAAACTATCTAAACGCACAAGAAGGCCAGTTTACTTACAAATGGAGTTTGTATAGTGCCGGACATGCTGACTTAGACACAACCAAGCACGTTCCTAAAGAAGACATGGTGCGTAATAGAGATAGAGAAAACACTTGGTTACTAGGTGACTCAGGTGGCTTCCAAATTGGTAAGGGTGTTTGGGAAGGCGATTGGAAAGATCCTAACTGTCCAAAGGCTCAAAAGAAACGTGACGGTGTGTTACGTTGGATGGATGCGTACATGGACTACGGAATGGTACTTGATATTCCAGCCTGGGTAGCACGTTCACCAGAAGGTGCAAAAGCAACAGGTATTAGTACATACGCAGAAGCAGTTGCCGCAACACGTATCAACAATGACTACTGGATGAAACACAGAACTGGTGCTTGTAAATTGTTAAATGTTTTACAAGGCGAGAATCATGCTGATGCCGAAGACTGGTATCAACAGATGAAAGACTATTGCGATCCTAAACAATACCCCGACACACACTTTAATGGGTGGTCAATGGGCGGACAAAACATGTGCGATGTACACTTAGTACTCAAAAGATTAGTAGCACTACGGTTTGACGGATTACTCGAAAAAGGAGTACATGATGTAATGCACTTCTTAGGTACAAGTAAACTAGAGTGGGCTACATTATTAACTGATATTCAACGAGCTGTTAGGAAACATCACAATGAAAACTTTACTGCCACATTTGATTGTGCTAGTCCTTTCCTTGCAACCGCGAATGGACAAATCTATTGCGAACTTGAAACTCAAGATCGAACTAAATGGGTGTATCGAATGGTGCCGAGTATCGACGATAAAGGACTTTCACAAGATACAACACCATTTAGTCAAGCATTTGTAAGAGAAGGTAAACATCCTAGTTTTAAAGATAGTCCTATAACAACAGGTATGACTGCAAAAGATATTTGTATTTACGGCCCAGGTGACTTAAACAAAATTGGTAAGGAAGGAAAGACATCTTGGGATAGCTTTTCCTATGCACTAATGATGGGTCATAATGTATGGATGCATATTAATGCTGTGCAAGAAGCAAATAGACAATACGATAACGGTATTGTACCTAAGATGCTTGTTGAAGAAAGGTTTGATAGATTATACTTTAAAGATATAGTTAATGAAATTTTTGCTACTGATAGCAGAGATCGTGCTGAAGCACTTATAGAAGATTATTCACGCTTTTGGATGAGTATCATCGGAACTCGTGGTGCTATCGGTAAAAAGACTGTAAATGCACAAACTAAATTTGGAGAATTATTTGAATGAATACTAATGATAAAACTAAATTTTTAGAAGATTCAATTTCTGAATTAGAAATGCTAATAGTTACTATGAAAGATAATAAGTACTCTGAGGATAAAATTAAACAGTTCGAAGGACAAAAATTTATGATGCAAAATGAATTATATAACTTAAAAAGTGGTCGTCGTAATGACTGAATTTACAGATAAGCATAATAAATTAGCATCATACTTACAGGAACTATATCGAAAACATAGAGAGCTTGACAATGAGATAAAAGTATGTTATAGTAAGCGTGATGATGAGTTTGTAATTAATCGGATGAAAACTCAAAAACTTTGGTTTAAAGACGAAATACACAGATTAGAAAATGAATTAAAGGCACTAAAATGAAAAGAGAATACAAAACAGGCGAAATCGATAATGTAAAATTGTTTGTCGGCGTCGAAGTCGAAAAAACACCTGCGTTCGGTAAAAAGACACTGTTCGTAACCGGTATACATGACCATAATCAAATTATAAAGTTTTATAAACAAAACGATTGTGAACATATATTCTTTGGTGCAAATCATAGCTACAACCCTACAAAGGCAGATGACTTTGAAAGATGGGAAAAGTTTATTTCAAAATTCTTAGTTAAAGGATACTTATGTAGTTTAGACATTCCAAGTACTATTAATTTAGAATGGTTCTTAGATGGATCACTAGTAGAGTATGATGATTTTATTCCGCAACTACGTGTTGTAGTACCCTTTATCGAACAATGGGGTTATAATGCTATGTTAAAAATAGATGACAAAGGCTTTAGAAAAAGTAACCCAGGCGTCTGGTGCCATAGCCTGCATGATTTGATGGACCGTAATAAATTTACGGATTGGAGAAAATATAGCCTTGACAAAGTTCTAAAGTGAACATATACTAGTAATATGCAAGAGAGATATCATGATTATATTTTACGCAGAACAAGAGAAGAGAGAACTATGACAGCAGCAAATACTATTCACGTCCCAATGGCAACAGCAGAACGCAGTATTTGGGTTACATTCCGCAAAGAAGGGGTGCATATGTACCCTGGTGCGGACACTGATCCTAAACTAGCAACCGGCGATTGGGATGATGTATCATTCCTAGGTATTCCACATCGTCATATCTTTCACTTTAAAGTACGCATCGAAGTGTTTCACAACGATCGCGATATTGAATTCATTCAGTTTAAACGCTGGATGGAACGGTTGTATGCACAAGATGTTATCCAACTGGATCACAAGAGCTGCGAAATGATTGCAGATGACTTGTACAAAGAAATCACTGCAAAGTACCCTGGCCGCTTTGTAGAAATTGATGTCGCCGAAGATGGCGAAAATGGCTGTTCTATTTATTACCCTAAGTCATAATAAGAGGATTATTTAAAATGACTATTAACTTTAATCGTAATGCATATACAAGAGTATTCAACGATTTAGATTCATTTCGAGATTATTGTCGATTTGAAGGCAAAGTGTTTAATGAAAAAGCACTTTATAATAAAGAAGATCCTAACTGGATTGCGTACCAGAAGTACCAAGGATGGCTTCGTGCTAAGGCTCGCAATGAAGGACGTCAGATCAATAATCGGAGAAACTAATGACCATCTACGTTGTAGACATTGAAGCAGTAGATACACGTTATACTAAGCAATGGAAAGAACATCTTCCAGTGCAACTGCGGAGGTCTACAAATAATAATGTTGTGGTTATTAGTGGCGGAGAAGTACCTCAGGCAACTACGCCTGGGGCATTTCTTAACTTTGCTGGAACTAATAATTATAAGTCTCAACAAATGTTAGAAATTAGCAGACTATTTGCTAATGGTGAAATTAAAAACGGTGACTACTTTTTATATACTGATGCTTGGAACCCTAGTGTCATACAATTAAAGTATATGGCGGAGTTACTAGAAGTTGATATTACTGTTGGTGGATTGTGGCATGCTGGTTCATATGATCCACAAGACTTCTTAGGTAGACTTATAGGTGATAAGCCTTGGGTAAGACATGCTGAGATGTCAATGTTTGAATGTTATGATGATAACTTCTTTGCAAGTGACTTCCACATTGATATGTTTACAGATGTATTTGACGAAGACTATGCAGTTGACTGGAATAGAATACATCGTGTAGGTTGGCCTATGGAGTATCTAAAGAATAGTTTAACACAGTATAAAGGCATGGAAAAACGAGATCTTATTCTCTTTCCACATCGTGTTGCTCCTGAGAAGCAAGTTGATATTTTTAGAGATCTTGCAATGCGTTTACCTCAATACGAGTTTGTAGTGTGTCAAGAACAACAACTTACAAAGAACGAATACCATAACTTATTAGGTGAAGCTAAACTTGTGTTTAGTGCTAACCTACAAGAAACACTTGGTATTAGTTGGTACGAAGGCACATTAGTAGATGCTATTCCTATGGTGCCGGACAGACTCAGCTACAGTGAAATGGCACTACCTGAGTTTAAGTATCCAAGTGCGTGGACTGAAGATTATGATGCATACTTACATCATAAAGACAAAGTTATTGCACAGATTGTAAACTATATGGAAAACTTTGATGACTTACAAATTTCTTTAGAGAAACAACGTACTAAACTAAACAAGAATTTCTTTAGCGGTACAGAACTTTATAAGGTAATTGCAAATGAGTGACAATGAATACACAATTGATTTGTCTAATATGAACGGAACTACGGATACTATTACTGTCACTGGCACAAATGATATGGATAGTAGTTGGGTATCTGTAGGAGATATAACAACATCAACTATTGATATTGATAGTATTATTACATCTACTATAACATTAGATGACACACATTGGGCAGACGGTATTACTTGGGAACAAATAGAGTTTGAAGATAAGATGCCGAGTGTTGCTAAAGTAGAAGATATGTGCAAAGATTATCCAGCATTGGCAAAAGCCTATGAAAACTTTAAAACAATTTATGCTATGGTGCATCAAGATTGGAAGGGAAACCAAGATAACGAGGAGACACCGTTTTAATGTTACATACTATTGAAGACCTTATAAGAAGACTTGAAGTAATGAAAGACAAGGCTATTCTATTACATCGAGTTCGCAACGAGTTTGCTGAAATTAGTTATAAAGAATATGACAAGGCAGCATGTCAAAATCTTATTGATGATATACAAGCAATGGCTTTGTTAATTGCTAATGACACAGAAGGCAATGAAATTAAAACTGAAATGGATGAATGGAAGAAATGAAAAAACATTACTATACATACAACGATTTGCACAATGCCGCAATAGATATTATAATAAAAATGTACAAAGATAATTGGACACCCGATTATGTTGTAGGCATTACAAGAGGAGGATTACCTCTTGCGTTGCGTATTAGTCAGTTGTTAGATTGTCGTATGGAAACACTCAAAGTCAAACTTCGTGATGCCAAAGACGGTGAAGAATGTGAAAGCAACTGTTGGATGGCCGAAGATGCATATGGTTATGAAAAAGATCCAAAGAACATCCTTATTGTAGATGATATCAACGATACTGGTGCTACCTTTAACTGGATTAGAAAAGATTGGCCTGCAGGGTGTTTACCTAATGATCCTAAATGGGATACTGTATGGGGTAAAAATGTTCGATTTGCTGCAATGACAGAAAATCTAAGTAGTGAGTTTGGTGAAGTAGATTATCACTGGCACGAAGTAAACAAAGCCGAAGAAGATGTTTGGCTGGTATATCCGTGGGAGCTTGGCGGATGAGTTGCCCTTGTGGAAGATCACCTACTGGTAGATGTTGTGGATGGCACAGTTTATCTGAGGAGCAGTACCTCGAGAAAAAAGCAGAATATGAAAATAAACAGAAAGCAAAGGAAAGCAAATGAAAGAACAATTAGTAAAAGCGGCACGGATGCATGCCGAAGGTGAGCTTGAAAGAGCAAAAACAAACATTATGGTGTATATGCATCAAAGTGTAGGTATCGGCGAGCACAGTGATATTGTCGAAGCTATTCAAGAAGAGCTTGATAAAATGGCCGCGGCAACAGATCGTATTGAAATGTTAAATCAACATTTTACTTGACAAAAACCTAAATACAATGTATAATATAAGTTATATTGTGCATTGTATTACTACCGGCAATCCACTGCCTAAACATCGGAGAAGTAAATGAGTAAAAGTGAAGAAATTAAGGCACGCCTAGTACAGGCAAAACAACGCTATTGGGCTGGCGATAATATTAGTGCAGTATTGCAAGAAGGTGATAAAGAAGAACTTATCAACGAAGCAACTACAGCATTTGAAAGTGTGCTAGACGCACTTGTAATTGATAGATATCAAGACCCTAACAGCAAAGGTACAGCAAAGCGTTTAGCTAAGATGTACTACAATGAGATCATGGCAGGACGTTATGATCCTGCGCCAACTGCAACAGCATTTCCTAATGATAGTGATGATCGCTATGAAGGTATGCTAGTAGTGCGTTCGGAACTAAAGAGTATGTGTTCGCATCATCACCAGCCAGTAGCTGGTATTGCATACATTGGTATTATTGCCGCAGACAAATTAATTGGTCTAAGCAAGTACACACGTATTGCGCAATGGTGTGCTAGACGTGGAACACTACAAGAAGAACTTGCAAATGATATTGCACGTGAGATTCAAGCGGCAACAGATGCAGAACACTTGGGTGTTTACATTCAAGCAACACACGGCTGTTGTGAGAATCGCGGCATTATGGCACACAGTAGTTTAACACAAACAACTGTATTACGTGGATCTTTTAAAGATGATGCTGGTACAAAGAAAGAGTTCTTTGACAACATTAAACTACAACAGGAGTTTGCACGATGATTGAGAAACTAATTTATGGTGCTGCTGCACTTATCTTTGTTGTAGGTGTAGGATTTTATCTACAACATATCTGGAGTGATTGTTTGGAAGAAAACAGTTTCTTTACTTGTGCAAGGATGTTAAACAAATGATAGCACCAGTATTTGAAAAAGGATATCCGTCACATGAAGCAGTTAACAGAAAGCCAGCTATGAAACTTAGATATTCAGAAGCATTTTATTCAGTACAAGGCGAAGGCAAGTTTGTAGGAGTACCTAGTGTATTCCTACGCACATTTGGTTGTAACTTTCGTTGTATGAACTTTGGCTTAAAGAACGAGCTAATGCGTGACGAAAAACAGAAAGCTGGCATTATCCATAATGCTGAAGTACAAGGATTACTTGACGCAGGTGTACATGAAACTACAAAAGAGTTTACAGACTTACCTATTATTCATACAGGATGTGACACTTATGCTAGTATCTATCCAGAGTTTAAACACTTTAATAAACAGGCAACTGTAGACGAAGTAGTTGAACATTTGCTTTCACTTACTCCTAATGGTAATTGGGTACAAGATAATGGTCAAGATGTACACTTAATTATGACAGGTGGTGAGCCGTTGTTGGCGTGGCAACGACTTTACGTAGAGCTGTTCGAACATCCACGTATGCAGGATTTAAAAAATGTTACATTTGAAACAAACACTACACAACTATTACACAATGATCTCTACGAGTATCTCAACAGGTCTAACAGAATTCAAGTCACTTGGAGTTGTTCCCCAAAACTTAGTGTTAGCGGAGAACCTTGGGAGACTGCTATTAAGCCTGACGTTGCTCTTGATTATACTAGGGTTAGCGATAGCGAATTGTATCTCAAGTTTGTTGTCGCTACTGAAAGCGACTTTGCAGAGGTTAAGAGAGCTGTGGACGCTTACAGAAGTGCCGGGGTACAATGTCCAGTCTATCTTATGCCAATGGGCGGACGCAGTGAAGAATACAATCTCAACGTTAAAGAAGTTGCCGAAGCGTGTATGGCAGAAGGATGGAGATTCACTCCAAGACTACACATTTCACTCTTCGGAAATGCGTGGGGCACTTGATGCAAAATACAAGAACAAGCAACACGAACGGGCTATGAAGGCTCCTATTAACGAAGATAAAATACGAAAGGCAGGATGGTAATATATGTTAGATAAAATGAAAAAAGCGTTGGGTATGAAAGCTGAAGAAGTTAAAAAACTTACTTCAGAAGAAGAACGCAGAGCTATTCTTGAAAAAGAAAAAGCACAGGCAACCAAAGATAAGAAACCTTGGGTAGCAGTACTAGATACACAAGTGAATCCAGATAACATTAAGAACGGTTTCTTTGAGCTCGATTGGAATAATGAGTTTATCGAACAACTACTTGATGCAGGTTACTCAGGCGAAACTAATGAGCAGATTGTTGATGCATGGTTTAGAACTATTGTAGCACAAATGCTAGGGGAAGAAGGACAAGATCCTAAACGTGATGCTGGTTACATTAATGTAGTGCCGATTGACAAAGGTAAAAGTGAAATATCTTAATGGTTGACAATAGTCAGATCCGATGCTATAATAATACTATAAATTACACAGAGGCAAACTAATGGCAACATATATTCTAGTAGATACTGCTAACACGTTCTTTCGTGCAAGACACGTTGTACGTGGCGACATTGATACAAAGTTAGGTATGGCATTACATATCACCCTTGCAGGTGTTAAAAAAGCATGGCGCGACTTTGATGCAGATCATGTTGTGTTTTGTTTAGAAGGACGCAGTTGGCGCAAGGACTACTACGAGCCTTACAAACGTAACCGCAAAGAGACTCGAGATGCAATGACTCCTGCACAAGCAGATGAAGACAAAGTGTTTTGGGAGATCTTTGACGAGTTTAAAAATTTTGTAAGTACAAAGACTAACTGTACTGTTATGCAACATATGCAACTAGAAGCAGATGATCTTATTGCTGGTTGGATACAATTACATCCTAACGACAACCATGTTATTATTAGTACAGACGGTGACTTTGCACAACTTATTGCACCTAATGTACGTCAGTATAACGGTATACAGAACGTTACTATTACACACGAAGGTTACTTTGATGATAAGGGCGAGCGTGTAATTGACAAGAAGACTAACGAGCCTAAGCCTGCTCCACATCCTGACTACATGTTATTTGAAAAGTGTATGCGTGGTGATACTAGTGACAACGTGTTTAGTGCTTATCCAGGTGTCCGCAAGAAAGGTACTAAGAATAAAGTAGGCCTTATTGAAGCATACGAAGACAAAGGTACTAAAGGTTACAATTGGAATAACATGATGCTACAGCGTTGGACAGATCACAACGGTCAAGAGCATCGTGTACTAGATGACTACACACGCAATGTTGTACTGTGTGATTTAACTGCACAACCCGAAGATATTAGAGAAATTATAAATAATACTGTTCAATCAGTTGAAGGTAAAAATATTTCTCAAGTAGGCATGAGACTAATGAAGTTCTGTGCTAAGTGGGATATGCAACGTATTGCAGACCAAGCGGCATCGTTTGCCGAACCATTACAAGCGAGGTATAATAATGGGGCTTAAAGCAAAAGAAATATTAAAAAACAAATTTTGGATTGTAGAAAACGGTTCTGATAAGGTTGGAACTATTAGCTACAACGAAGATCGTTATATGTTTAGTACATCTAATAAAAATAAATTTTTTAAAGATAAATCTACACTTACAAAAGAATTAGGAAAGAGCATTTTTAATGGAAGTATTAAAGAATATGTAATAACAGAAAAAGAAGTTCACGGATTTCCAACAAATGTTCCTCCATGTAATAGTGTATTTGATGTTAAACGCAAATTACCGCTGTTTACAAAAAGTGAGAAGTCTACTAGTTTATATTGTGCAGGTTACTATATTATTCAGTTTGACAAAGGCTGGGTTAAAAGTTTTTGCCCTAAACTAATAACTTGCGAGCGTTACGAATATCAAGGACCGTTCTTAACTGATTTAGAAATGAAACACAAATTAAGTCTTGCAAATAAAAAGGATAGACAATGAAAGAATCTCTAAATACTATTCCTTTAGAAAAATTTATACAACAAGTAAAATCTGCAGACGCAAGTAATCAAAAAGAAATTAGATTAGATATACAGACTGCTAAAAAAGTTGCATTTACACTAGCCGAAGTAATGACTAGACTAAACGGTGATCTAGAAGAACTACTTATTAAAGATAAAAATGCAGAAGAAGTTATTAGTATTGTAATGCAAGGCGAAAATTTCTAATTTTTTTAGATAAATATATGCGTATATAACTACAAAGGAACGCATATGAGTAGACCTAAGCCTACTGTTTTATTAGAAAAAATAGAAAAAACTACCTATAAAAGCGAGCAAGTGCTCGAAGCTGATGCAATTTGGGCAGTCTTTTACAAGGGAAAACCTTTTAATTTAAAGACACTAAATGTAATCACAAACTACCCGGGCCCTAAATATAAAAAGGTAAGTTTTTCTAATCCAGGACATGCACTAAATCTACAAAAACGATTAAATCGTTTATTTAATTGTACTGACTTCTCTGTTTATAAGCTAACACAAGGTGAAAAAGTTTAATAATGAATCCTAAGCAAAAATATACAAAAGTTTTTTTGCATCAACAAGGTAAGAGTACTAATGAAGTGTCTGTAAAAGAGCACATTCCAAAATGGTGGAAAAACACTCGAAACAAAAATATTGGCGGATTACGTTTAACCGATGACGGCTTTCAAATGTTAAACGAATTAGAAATTACTGTATACGAAGTTCCGTTTCCTAAAGACACTAACTTAACTGTTCATGCTATTATATTCTTAGATCAGTTTATTGATAGTCCATATTATCTTACTCCGTATAGTATCTATGTCACAAACGAAAGAAAAGCTGTTGAACTAACACTCTTTTCAGGCGATATTAATAGATACGGATTGACAAAAACTATGGAAAAATTTGCCAAAAGCGGTTGACTTTTGACTCAATATGTACTATATTAGTAGTATAGCAACACAGCAAAGGGCAAAAGTAATGGAAAATATTGCAACACGTACTGTAACTCCAAATAAAGCAAAACGTAGTATTCTACGTGCTATGAAGAAAAAACGTCCAATCTTCCTTTGGGGACCTCCAGGTATTGGTAAGTCGGACATTGTAGGGCAAGTAACCAACTCACTACCTAACTCGCATTTGATTGATATTCGTCTATCATTATGGGATCCAACAGATATTAAAGGCATGCCTTATTATGCTGCCAACGATAATACAATGAAATGGGCTCCGCCAATTGAATTGCCTACACAGGAAATGGCAGAGCAATTTGATAATATTGTATTGTTCTTAGATGAGATGAACTCTGCGGCGCCAGCAGTACAAGCGGCAGCATACCAGTTGATTCTTAATCGTCGAGTAGGTACATATAAACTGCCCGACAACGTTATTATTATTGCGGCAGGCAACCGTGAAGCTGACAAAGGTGTTACATATCGTATGCCTGCTCCGCTGGCTAACCGCTTTGTACACTTAGAGCTTACTGTATCATTTGATGATTGGTTTGATTGGGCAGTTGCACCAGAAAATAATCAACACAAGGACGTTGTAGGTTATTTGACATTTGCTAAAAAAGACTTGTATGATTTTGATCCTAAGAGTCCAAGTCGTTCATTTGCTACGCCTCGTTCGTGGTCATTTGTATCAGAACTGTTAGAAGACGGTGAAGATGAAGAAACTACAACAGATCTTGTAAGCGGATCAGTAGGCGAAGGTCTTGCTGTTAAATTTATGGCGCACCGAAAAATTGCATCTAAAATGCCTAACCCAACTGATATCTTAGCAGGCAAAGTAAAAGACTTACAAAATAAAGAAATTAGTGCTATGTATTCTTTAACCGTATCACTTTGTTACGAACTTAGAGAAGCATGTAATAAAAACGATAAAAAGTTTGACGACAAAGTCAACAACTTCCTACGCTTTAGTATGGATAATTTTGATACAGAGTTAGTTGTTATGGGTATCAAACTTGCACTTACACAATATAGTCTTCCAATTGATCCAGACGAAGTTGAATGTTTTGACGAATTCCACGAACGTTATGGTAAGTATATTACTGCGGCGCAATCAGCATAAGGAGAAGGTTATGCCTTTAGATTTTTTTAATTCAGATGTACTGTACAACTTAGAAGGTAAAAAGAATTGGGCTCCAGACCCTGATATTACTCCAGAAGCATTAGAAGAAATGCGAGTTGAAGTATTAGATCGTATTATTATTGCTCGTGTAGGATTACTACTTCGCCATCCTTTCTTTGGTAATATGGCAACACGTTTGATTATTAAAGAAGCAGACGACTGGTGCCCTACTGCCGCTGTCGACGGACGTAACTTATATTACAATACACAGTTCTTTAATGCAATGTCAAACAAAGAAGTAGAGTTTGTTATTGCACACGAAATTCTTCATTGTGTATTTGACCACTTGGCACGTAGAGATGATAGAGATCCGCAAATTTACAACATTGCCGCTGACTATATTGTAAACAACCTACTAGTAAGAGATCGTATTGGTAATAAACCTACCTTTATTGATTGTTTTCAAGACTTTAAATACGAAGGCTGGACATCAGAAGAAGTATACGATGACATCTTTGGCAAGTATGACGAGGAAGAACTAAAACAACTCGGTGAACTGTTAGACGAACATGTTGACTGGGAAGGTGATGGCGATAGCGACAATGGTAATAGTACTACTCCAGGCAAAAGCAAAGGTAAAGGCGGACCGCCGAAATATTCTAAAGAAGAACTACGTAAAATACGTGACGAAATAAAAGAAGGAATGATTTCTGCGGCACAAAGTTCGGGCGCAGGTAATATTCCAGGTGAAATTGCTCGTATGATTAAAGAGCTTACTGAGCCTAAAATGAACTGGCGTGAAATTTTGCGTCAGCAAATTCAGTCAACAATTCGAAGTGATTATACATTTATGCGTCCTTCACGCAAAGGATGGCATACCGGTGCAGTTTTGCCTGGTATGAACTTTGATCAAACTATTGATTTATGTATTTGTATTGATATGAGCGGGTCGATAGGTAATGATCAGGCTACAGACTTCCTAAGCGAAGTTAAAGGTATTATGGACGAATACAAAGACTATAAAATTAAGTTATGGTGCTTTGATACAAAAGTCTATAACGAAGAAGATTTTAGTGCCGACGGTGGCGAAGACTTATCAGAATATCAAGTTATGGGCGGCGGCGGCACTGACTTTATGGTCAATTGGACTTATATGAAAGAAAATGATATTCAACCTAAGAAGTTCTTAATGTTTACAGACGGTTATGCATGGGATTCATGGGGCGATCCAGAATACTGTGATACAGTATTTATTATTCACAGTAATCATCAAAAGAACTTAGAGGCACCGTTCGGTGTAACGGCACATTATGACAATGCGGCCTAATCCACACAACTTACTTGGTACTCGAAAACTTCCTATTATACCAGAATATTTTGAAAAAGTTAATATCGAATATAAGTATAATACAATTAATGCTGTTGATAAATGGATTAATAGTAAACTAAAAGGAAGATACGCTATATGTAAGGGTGTAAATATTTCAACTACTACGAACAAAATTGAAACAGTTGTTCAAATAGGGTTTGAAAACGAAAAAGAGGCTAGTTATTTTTTATTAGCTTGTCCACTTTTAAAATACAATTAGTTAATTGTAGATATATATTATAAGTAAACAAAGGAGAATACATAATATGTCTGAAACTACTGAAACACAAACAACTACTGATCCAGCTGTAGCTGAAGAACTAGTAGAAAATGCTCAAGAAGCACAAGGTGAACAAAACACTGATCTAAGTATTGGTGATTTAAATGCACTAAAACAAATTATCGATGTTGCTAGTGCAAGAGGCGCATTCCGGCCAACTGAAATGGAAGCTGTAGGCAAAACATATACACGCCTAAACAACTTCTTGCTTGCAGTACAAGCACAACAATCACAAGCCCCTGAAGGTGAAGCACCAACAGAAGGCACAGAAACAGGAACTTAATAATATGGCCTTAAAGCATGTAGGCAGAATTGCCTCTACAAGAAAAAAGGTCGGAGTTGCTTTTAGAACATTGCCAGGTGACGCAGAAAGTTGCCTGGTAGTGTCTACAGAGTCATTGTCGGCAGACGAGCATGACGCACTAATGCGTTGTATTGAATCAAACGCCGGACAGTCAGCTGACGAACTTGCTGATGCAATGGACAGAGCAACACTACCCGACGGACGTAATATGTTAAAAGCGTTTCATAAATTTGGCAAACTATCAAAACAACTTACTAAAGATGTAGAAATGACGCCAGATACTAAAAACGTAATTAATTTAGCAGAGTTAAATCAGATGATCGCTGATCAAAAAGGTGTAACTATTGCTGAATTAGCAGGTGGCACTGCAACAACCTCCGAAGACACAAAGCCTGCAGAAGATGTATACATCAATGATTCAAATACTACTGAATCAGCTCTTACTGACGAAGATATAGCTAAAGGGTATAGATCGCAAGCTAATGCACTATATAAAGAAGCTGCTGAACTTAGAAGAAAAGCAGAAGAGCTAGTGCCAACTAAAAAGCGTCAAAAGAGTGAGCAAACAGAATAAACTTCCGCAAGACGTAATCGACCATTGGCCGGAGGTACTCAATGATGTGGATGTTTCAGTAGTTCCGCTAGAGTACCTCCATAGTATGCGAATCTTATTTACTGACGGTAAAATATGGGAAGTAGATATACAAAAAAGTCTAGAAAAGCCGTCTGCGGCTAATTTAGAAGCTGAAATTGAATCGTTACTTGAAGAATATAATGATTATATTGATAATATCGACTTTAGACTTAATGTTGAAAAAGTAAAACACGATATTACTAAAAGAACAAAGTTTTTTCTTAAGAAAGGAAAATAAGGTTCTGATAACACTTTGATAAATACATAGTAAGAATTATTCTTTAGGAGATAAACATGCCGCTAAGAGTACGCCGTGGTACAAATGCTGATAGACAAACCATTACACCTGATCAAGGTGAGCTGATATATACAATTGATACTAAAAGACTTTATATTGGAGACGGTATAAACGCAGGAGGTCTTCCAGTTACTGGTGATCCGTTCTTGGGTATAGATAATATTGTTGAGGATACTTCCCCTGAACTAGGAGGAAACTTGTCACTTAATAGTTTTACTGTTAACGGAACAGGGGCAATTAATATACAAGGCGGAATTAACGCTACAAGTTTAAGTTTGCAATCAGGAGAAGGTACTGGACTAGGTAGTAATTTAATACCTACAAGTAACAACGCCTATATATTAGGTAATGCTAATAAGCGTTTTAAAAACTTATATACTACTAACATTAATATCGACGGCGAGTTTAATGCTGCAAGTGTAAATGCAGACATAGTAGGCGACGATAGTACTATTCTTATAGATTCAGCAACATCAAGAATTACTACATCAGCATTAGCACAAGCAAGTGCAACTGACGGCCAAGTCTTAAAGTGGAATAATGGCACAAGTACTTGGACAGCATCAGATCAGTCTTTATCACTGTTATCCGATGTTGATGCAACAAATCCACAGAATAACCAAGTTCTTACATGGAATTCAACTGCTGGTAAATGGCAGGCACTAGCAGCACAAGGTGGTGGTGGTGGAATAGCCTTAACAGATTTAAGTGCAGGTGTCGGTTTACAATATAATAACGCAACCGGCGTGTTTGCATTAAACGCAAGCATTAACGATTTAACAGATGTTACTACAACTAGTCCAACAGCAGGTCAAACACTTGTATGGAACCCTGGTTCTAATAGTTGGATTAACGATGCTGTACCTGCTCCAGTGTTTGCAAATATTACTGATATTGATTTATCGCTTGGTGTATTAGATAATGATTTTTTACAATACGACGGCGGGTCAACTAGCTGGAAAGCAAAGACTTTAGAGTTAAACGACATATCGAATGTTGATCTAACTACTCCGCCAACAGAAGGTCAAGTATTACTAGCAGGTTCGGATCTTGTATTTAGACCTGCAAATCCACTTGATTTAGAAGCTATTATTACGAATGTTTTGCCATCAGTAGACAGTGCAAAAAATATAGGATTAACTGATAAAAAATGGAATGAACTATATGTGAATTCTGTAAACAGTACTTCAGTTTTTACAACAGATATCAGTGCTACTGGGACTGTAACTGGTAATGTAACTGGTAACCTAACTGGTAATGTAACTGGTAATGTAACCGGTAACTTAACTGGTACTGTAAACGGTGACGTAACTGGAAGTGTGTTTGGCGATGATTCAACTGTACTTGTAGATGGTGTTGCAAATAGTATTGTTGGTAAAATAGATTCAACAGCCAAAATAGACGTTACTACAAACGATAATATAATGGCTACATTAACAGGTCTAGCAAAACCCGGAGCAATTGGTCCCCAGGTACTTTTCCAAACTAGCACAGGCACTGTTGATGCTCCCTTAACCGTTGAAGGCGGTACTACAGGCGATGCACTAGGCGAGATACAAGGTTCAGGATATGATGGTAGCGACTATAACATAGCAGGTATTGTTAGAATTGCAACTGATTTAGATTCTACAGTATCGCCAGGTGTTGTGCCTGGCAGAGTTATGTTCATTACAGCCAATTCAGCAGGTAACTTACAAAATCTATTATTATTTAATAGTCAAGGATATTTAGGGTTAGGCACGCCGCGCCCCGACGAGAAGCTTCACGTAAATAACGGTAATGCTAAGATCGACGGATTTGTTCAGTTTGGATCATTAACATCTACAGAACGTGATGCACTAACACCTGTAAACGGAATGGTTATTTACAATAGTACTAATGATAAATTTGAAGGACGTCAAGGCGGCGCATGGATTAATTTAGACGACGGTACTGCTGCTACACCTTAAACTTAGTAACCATTATTTCATCTAATGTAGTACAAACTTCTCTTTGACAGGTAGTATATTGCTTATCAAAGAGAGTTAAATCATCTTTAAAAATATTTCCAATAATACCTGTAGCAGCGCAAGTTCCGTACTTTACATTTCCGTTAGCTTCTATTAATATTTTTTTATTAACAATACCGCATGTCCAGCCTTTAAACTTGTTTGTTCTTTCTGTTACAAAATTAACAGCATTAGTTTCAATGTCATTATTTACAGTACAACTTAAATAAGTAGGTTCATCCTGTTCTAAGTTTTCAAGTATATCTAACTCATCTTTAGTATAATATCCTAGCTGCCCTTCATCTATTTTTTGATTGTACCCTTCTAAAAATCTACTCGAAGAATAAGTAGGATTGACTTCCTGTGTTGTTTTATTATATAACGGAAATACAGGCAATCTTACAATAGGAGTATTGAGCAACTTTTCTTCTAATTCATCTACTTTATGAAATAATCCTGCTGCCATCATTGCACGGATTTCTACGTTGCCGTTGTTTTCTTTAATCATATTAACAAACTCAACAACTCTATCAATTTCGGCAAACTCAGGATGAAAACTTATTTTGATATTAATGTTTTTAAATGACTCTTTGCTCATATCATATATTTTTAATGGCAAACTTCCGTTTGTAAAAATGCCCACTCTAATATTATTTTCACCCATCCAGTTAAACCACTTATGTACATCTTTGATCAAGAATGGCTCGCCGCCTGTAATATAAACTAACACACTTTTATCTGCAGGAACACTATCTCTTATCTTTTTAGCAGCAGCGATTAAGTCTTCTACATTTGGTAATTTTCGCTTGTCGATTGCGTGATGATTGGAAGGCTCGCAATAACTACAATCATAATTACACATATTGGTAGGGCGCCAATGCACTATATAATCTTCATACCAGTCATATTTTTCTATTTTGTTTATATTCATCTAATAAATTCTTCCTGTTAATCTTACCTTGACCTTTTCGTTTAATACTTTCAACATAAAATATTTTTTCAGGAATTTTATATCTAGCTATTTTTGACTTTAGTAAGTCTAAATCAATCTTACCCACTACTTCTGCATACACAGTATCGTACCCAAACACAACTACATCAGACGCTCCTGAATCTAATAATGCTTGTTCTACTTCATAAGGCATAATTTTCCAGCCGCCATTTATAATTGTTTCTTTTTTTCTACCTGTTATAAAAAGAAATCCATCTTCATCTATATGTCCTAGATCTCCTGTTGCAAAATTATTTACAATTATTTCATTATCGATTACTTTACAGTCGATATTATCTAAAACGTAACCTACACTGTTGTACTTTTGCGGATAATGCATTATACTAATAGTGCCTATTTCATTTACTCCGTAACTGTCTGTAGTAATACAATTGAAAAACTTTTGTGCTTCAATTTTAAAGTCTTTATACATAGGTGCGCCAACTGTTCTTATATGTCGTATGGTCATGTTTTCATACGGCACATTGGGAGACATCATTCCACGTAATACATTTGGACTTCCGATAATAAATGTAGGATTTACTCTAGGCCAAGAGTTCCATGGATCATCTAAAATATAATAGGTTGCTCCTGTTTTATAACATAGTGCAAATGTTTGAAAGCCTATACAAACCCATAATGGTATAACATTTATAGTACTATCATGTTCTGTAATATTTCCATGAATTTGTATATTATTATCTAATCCATCTCGATAGTATTGATCTTCAGTAATTGGTATTATACGATGTTTCTCGGTACTACCGCTACTGCATATACCCACAACTTCATCTGTGTTGCATTGATTGTATCGCGGCAACGGAAGTGTATTGTCCCATATATCTATGTCATAATAACTAAGCTCATGCTCGGTCATAGTATGGTCTATAATAACAGGGCTACATACTTGCATAGCTCCAAAAATTTTAAATATATTCTCAGTATTACTAAAAACTCCAATACGACATGTTTTATCGTAACCAGCTTTTTTTAACTGCTTGGCATATTTTTTAGCAATATTATCAAACTGGGGTTTCGTGTATGTTGTTCCGTTTTCGAACACTAAGAAAGGTTTCATTAATATCTTCTTCTATATGATTTAAATATTGCCATCTTAATTCTTTATCAAACAATAAATGTGTAGGAGTAGTGGTATGACCGTATCTGTCGCTAAGATATTTATGGTTGGGCTTTAATTGAGAAAACTCTTCTGAACTCATTATGTTATCTGTTGTGTTGTAGCGTACCATATTAAATTTAAAATCAATATCTTCGATCATAAATGCATGATGTGTGTAAGGAAGCATATATTCAGTCAGTGGCGGTTTTTTTAAAAGACTTTTAAATTTTTCATATTTGTATTTTCCTTTATCATTACCACATAAGATTACACTTGCATTACTATAATCTACATCTAACATCTCTTGTGTTATTCCCAGTACTCCAGGATAAAACAAATAATTTTTAACAAACTTTGCATGATTAACAATGCCTAGAAAAGCACCAAGACTAAACCCTATATGTACTAAATCACCTTTAGGAAAATCTACGTTAAACATTTCCTTAAAAGTAACATCGTAATTATCAGGCTCTTTTTCGCTCCATCTTATTCGGTCGATGCCATGCGGAGTAAAGTAGTCAATAATTTCTACTTCGTAACCCTTCATTAAGAAAAAGTCACGAGTAAAAGTTTCTGCGCTACCTACTCCGCCGCTGCCGTGCGATATTACTATTTTCATTTAAGGCCCAGTTCAATTTTAAATACACTCTTAAGGCCAAGTGCTTCTGTATTGAATAGTACAAGATCTTCTAGTGCATCAACAGTAACTAAAGTCATTAATGTATCTCTGTGTGCATCACCTTCAGCACCAATTTTCCAATCGTATTTTCCAACTTTCTTTTCAATAATTGCACGACTTTCTGCATTAGTTGACATTTTAGTTAGTGCAGTTTGTAATGCTTTTGCATTTGGGTTACCTTTGTTTACCCATAGTGCTTTTTGCATGCCATCTCTAAAACTCTTAACAAGTTTGTATGCATCATAAAATTCACCACTTGGATATGAACCCCATTTTGCTTTATACAGTTCTTCAAACTGAAAGCCTGGATAGTTTGGATCGTCTGCATGTGAACCGTCTGCTTGTAGGATACCGTGATGAAACCATACTTCTGCATTTGTATCAGATTCTACATGTTTCTTATATGCGGCTGGATTTTCTCTAGTGCCATTAAGTTCGCCACGCTTAAATGCAAGACGTCTTTCACTTCCGCTCATACCTTTAACCCATGTAACATTTTTTTTGAAACAACCAATGTAT